ATGGTTTACCCCGAAGATAGCGGCAACCAAGAGGCCGACGAGCGACTTTTCTGGATCGGCGATAACTTTGGATGCCACGAGCCGATCATCATTACAGCGCGCTGCGGCGGCACTGACACGTATCTAAGCGTGGCAGAGGCTCTCAGCAAGCTAGATAAGTTCGACGCTTTTAGCGCCGCACGTATAAAAAGCGGCCTTTGGATAAACGGGCTTAAGCATCCATTTAACCAGCGATGCGCGAATCGGCTAGACCACTGCGAATACGATGAGGACTTCTCCCGATTGGTGTAAAAATAGCTCAGCAGAACGAGCGGAGTGAATATGTCGGGGACCAATCTGGATGAGAATGCGGCGCGCGAAGTGGCGGCAAACTGGGCGATTGCACGCGGGCGTCTGCCACCCAAATTCCAAAGCTTTGCTGTAGAGCATCTTCGTCTTTACCCGAATACCGATCAGGGTAACCTCGAAGTGCACCTGCATTTTTTCGATCTCGCCACGGAAGATGCGAAAGCTCAGTGGAATAAGTATTGCCATGCGCAGACAAACTGGTCTGGAGAGTGGATGCTGGAGACGGTAAAGCACCTAGCCATCATCAACGCTGCCGGAATCGCAGGTGCCGCCACATTGCTGGCGACACAAGGAGCTGATGGCTGGGTCAAATTTGCCTTTTGCTTTTTTACTTTCGGCTTGATGCTGTCCGTCCTCGATCTCTGGCTCTGCGCCTGCGGCTTTCAGGCACGGAGCGAAGAAGGCAACCGGCGATTCGTCAAGGCGCGTGACTCTGTCTCTTGGCAACAGTGGAGCAAATCTCTTGATCCAGTTCTACATGGCAAGAAGTGGTTCAAAATTGCAGAGCGCGTAGGCTGGACCGCTGCAGTGCTGTGGGTAGCGGCTGCGAGCAGCCTAGGAGTGCATTTGTTTAAGTGAGAAGTCATGTGCAGCCACTACCAAGCCGTAAAGAAGGCCGAACAGATGGAGAAATTCTTCCGCGCGCGCGGCTTGCCCCCACCGAAGGCGGACATGCGGCCGAAATACCAGGGCGTGTTTGTGCGCAGGCCGCCGGAATGGGATTCAGGCGACGAAGCCGTCCCGGAGCGCGAGGCGGTCATTGGACGCTGGGGCCTGGTTTCGGGGATGACCAAGGCCGACGGCCTGGCCAAGGCGGAAAAGCTGTCGACTTTCAACGCGCGTTCTGAGAGCGCCGCCACGTCCTTCACCTTCGGCAATGCCAGGCGCCGCGGCCAGTACTGCATCATCCCGGCCGAGGCCATTTATGAGCCAGACCACAGGGAAGAAACCAAGCTGAGAATGGGCAGTAAGGGGCCGGTATCCACCCGCTTTACACGCGCGGACGGCGCTCCTCTCGGTGTTGCCGGGTTGTGGGATCGATATCGGAATGCCGCTGGCGAGCTGGTGGACAGCTTTACGATGCTGACCATCAACGCGGATAACCACCCCTTGTTCAAGCACTACCACGCACCCGGCAAGGAAAAGCGCATGGTCGTGATTCTGCCGTTTGGCGCCTTCGATGCATGGCTGACGGCTAAACCATCCGAGGCCGGCGATTTCATGGCGCCATACCCCGCCGATAAATTGGTGGCGGAACCTGTCGCTAAGGGCGAGCCGCCCGTCTGAGAAGTGGCGATATACTGTTTATTCATACAGTATCTCTCAACGTGACCCATGCCCTTCCGTGCCCCTCTCACGGCTGACGACCTCGCCAAGATCCGCGCGCGCTATGAGGCTTGCTCGCAGCGCGCACCCTGTGCGTACCAAGACACGGTAGTTTGGGAGGACGTTCTCGCGCTGCTGTTCGAGATCAAGCGCTTGCGAGCGCTGGCGCTGACCGCCCATCAGTTGCGCGACCACCTGAAGAAGCCGGGAAGTTGTCTGGATGGCGTATGGCAGGAATTCTTGGACAACCTCGCTGTTGAACCATGCGTCGTCGAGCTTGGCGCCCTAAAAGATGACTTGCTGATGAAGCCAAAGCGGCGCGCCAGCCCCAACACCACCTGATTCGCGTGTCCAGGGCATCAAGCTATCGCATTAGCCTCAGCTGGCCCCTCGGCGCTTCATATGAACCGCCTGCCGCCCGTCACTTCGCGGCGGGCTTCCAGCCGCAATGCTGCGCGCCGGCCTCGTTGTTGCCGACGATGACCCTGGCCGACTTGTCCGCAAGGATGTCGGTGGGGGCCAGATATACCGGCTGGAACCACTTGCACGAGTTGTCCACGATCTTTGTCTTTACCACGACCTCCGGCGCCAGGGCTTCGGCCGCCGGCGCGGGTGGCTCGGAGGTCGTGCAGCCCGCTAACAGGACCATCACCAGCACGCTACTCAGGCGTGCGCCATTTATTGACCGCATTCTGTAGCTCCTCCCGGGACATTGCTTCCAGACGAGAATCGATAGCGGCGCGATCGCCAGCAGCGTCAGCGGCTGACTGGGCGGCGGCCGCCTGGGATTTAGCATCGGCAGCCCGGTCGCGTTCAGCTTGCGCCTTAACGTCTGCCGCTTCCTGCTTGGCCGCAGCCTCGCGGTGGCCAGCCTGGGCGACCTTTGTATCGGCGGCCTTGCCCTTAGCCCAGGCCACCAGCAGGCCGAAGAACGCCACGGCGCCGCCAGCCAGCACCGGCCATATGCTCTGCACGAACGCAACCAAGGCGGCGCTCATGCTTGCACCTCATCCAGGCGGGACAGGCCGCGATAGTCGATGATGGAGATGATCTTGGCGGCATAGCCTGGGTCGGTCGCGTAGCCGGCGGCGGCCACTGCTGACGCAAAGCGCCGGCCGTCCGTGTACTGGAACGCGGGCCGGTACCGCGGATTCACCAGAAGAAACCGCGCGTGATCGTCCAAGCATTCCTGCCAGCCGCTGTACCGCCGCCAGCGCGCGACCTGGGTAACCCACTGGCCGTGTAGGTACTCCTTGGTCGGCAGCTCAAGCATGGCGCCGTGCCAGCTCGCATCGGCCTTTACGCCAAACAAGTTGAACGCCTCGCGAGCGAGTTGCGATTTCGCCCAGCCTGACTCCAGTGCCGCCTGAGCCACGGTAAAGCTGGCCGGGATTCTGGTCTTGGCTGCTGACGCCTGCGCCGCCGGGCTAATAGCCGAGATGAATTCAAGGGGTGTCATTGCAAATCCTTTTTCCTGAACATACGGCGCACCGCCGCGATTACGGCGCCCTGGCTCACCACGCGCGCCACGATGGCCAGCACCACGCCAGCGACCGGTACCCACTGCCGCCCGCTGTGCGGGAACCAGGTCAGGAGCACGGGCGCTAGGTTGGGATACTGATTGCTTAGCTCGGGGATGCCCGCCAGCAGGATCAGCCCCACTACACCGATCCGGAGCGACCACCACCGGCGCATGACCGTCCAGCGGTCTGCCCATATACCTTTCATTTCGCCCACCTCTGCGCGTCTGCGCGGTTTGCAACGCTGTTGGAAATCATCTGGTCTTTGAGCTGGTCGATCTTGTTGCTCAGGTCTTTCACGTCGGCGCTGATGGACCGCAGCGCATCGCGGGTGTCGGCGCGTTGGTCGAGCTGCGCTGACTCAATGCGCCCCATCCGAGCCTCCTGTTGTCGGTCGTGCTCTTCGAGCGTTTGGACTCGGCTACCGAGCGAGTACCACGCCCCCACGGCGACCGCGATACAGCCGGCCAGCCAGCAAAGCAGCGTTTGCAGGCTGATGGTGGTGTCAATCCACCGTGCCTTCTGTTGAGGGTCCGTCATGTGTTGCTTCTCCAGACGTAAAAAATTCCCGCCGAAACGGGGTTGGGTATGGGAAGATAAAATCGGCACCAGCAGGCCCGGGAGGCCACAACTGATGACCGAGGATTCGAATTGAGCCAACCGCCAGAGAATGTCCCTGTACTGAATGGAATCCGTGCTCTCGCAGCCCTGTCGGTGTTTGCCGCTCATTCGATGAGCATCTACTACGACGGTTTCCTATTTGGTCGGGGTTCTGGCCAAATAGGCGTGATGCTGTTTTTCCTTCTCAGCGGTTTTTTAATGGGACACCTGTACTTGAAGCGCCCACCCGCACCAGGTGAGATTTTTGGATTTGCCGTAAAGCGTCTGTCCCGCGTTTATCCGCTGTTCGCGCTGGTTGTGATCTCAGCCTACTTGGCGATCAAATTGGGTTTCACTGGCTATGCTTATGGCATGTCGTCTGGGGCTGAGCTTGCTCTGACCCTGGGCCTGGTGCATGGAACAAGTGTCTTATGGACCATAGGGCCGGAGATTATTTTTTACGGCGTTTTCATGATCCTCTGGCCTTTGTGGCACCGAAGCCGGCTGGCATTTTTCGGTATGCTGGCACCTCTGATGCTCCTGTGCTGGCTTCCCGTCGAAGTCCAGCCTTTGAACTCAATTTTGTCGCTTCACAATCGATTCCCATATTTCGTGCTTGGCATGTTCATGGGCCTTCATTCAGAGCGATTTTCGGCACGCGTCCCGACTTCTCTGTTCTGCATTGCACTCGCCATATATTTTTTTGGCTCCCCCCAGATTGCCAGCTATGTCATAAATGTCCCGGAAAGAATGACCTCTGACCCATGGTCGTTCCCCGTATATATCGCCAGTTCCTCGATGGTGATGGTGACAGCCCTACTCGCCAAACCCAGACTGTTGATCAATCCCGTGATGGACTATCTCGGGCGAGTTTCGTACTCGTTCTACCTGATTCATGTGTTGGCGTTGCTGAACATCAAGCCGCTACTAAGCGGGCGCCCCGCCCTTGCAATCGCGGCATCGCTTGCGGTGACAATTACAGCTTCTGCGATATGTCACCGGTGGGTTGAAACCCCGGCACGGGAGGCCGGCCGAACGTGCCTTCGATACATTCGAGGCAAGCGCAAACACCCGGTTGTCGTGGCTTCATAGTTCCTGCCTGCCGCGAGATGGGCGTCCATACTTGCGAATTCGAAGGTCATAGAACCTCACCGGCCTCGATAAACAGGGCGTCAAGCTGCCCCGGAGTCAGGCCCATTTGTTCGGCCGCATATAACAGCGAGGGAGAATCCCGGTTAAACGTCGGTGCTCGTAGCCACGCAATGCGCCGCGCGTCGTCTTCTTCTAGGGCTATGAATAGCGCGCTCGCGTCCTCCCAAATGCCGTGCTTGCGCATGGTGACTTCGGCCTGATAGGCGGATACGGACTGGGGCACCATCTTAACTTCCGGTGGCGCCCCCACGAACGCAGTAAATCCTAGCGTCGGTTGTGGATCCAGTGACCAGCCAGGATTCTCTCCGGTAGGGTCGATATAGGGCATTGTGTCAATCCTCTAAGAAGTCGCGGTATCCGGTCAGGTACATCAAGTACGCCCCGGTAGTAGCTGCCGTGGTTGCGTATTTGAGCTGTGCGCTTTGATCCGTTATGACCTTATGTGCTACCGACCACACAGAGCCGTTTGGAAACGTGCCGACCGCGTTTCGTTGAAGCGCGGACCCCGCAAGTGAAAGCTCGGGACTCGCCACCACCAATCCCGTTAGAGGATTAGCTCCATTCATGGTGCTATTGATGAACGCCTCGCTACGCACTCCTGGCGGTAACGTCGTGCCCAAGGCTATCGTCTGGAACGTCGTCGAGGTATTGACGTTGCTCAGCGGCGATACGGCGTCCTGAAAGAGAAACACACCAACCTCTGGGTTTAGCTTAGACAGCCAAGCCAGCGTGGTGGTGTAGCGCTCCGTGCTCACCCGGCGATACTCGGTGAACCCGGTGGGACGGTTAGCCGCAGTCAGCGACGTGTCGAAACCAGCGTCCACTACTCCGGTAGCTGGGTTGTAGATGACAAACAGGTGGTACGACGTTGCGACGGCAGCCACGCCAGTGAAAAGACCGTTGGCGCCACTACCGGGCGCCCAGGTACCGCTAGACTGCAGCACCTTGGTCAACGGCGCGGTAAGGCGGATGTCTGCAGTATCTCCGCGGCTACGCCAGCTTCCAGCAGAGATCGTGATGGAGTTAGAAGTTGTTTGGAAGATCAAGCCGCCGGCTCGATACTGACGTGGCAGCCCCGCCACTGTGACGTAGCGGCTCGCGCTCGCGCGCCACTCCATAGTCCCCAGGCCGATGACGTAGATTGGCCCGACATCGCTGGCAGGAATCCCGGAGGGCAGGTATTGCGGCAGCCCTACATTGGCGGCCGCCGCAGCCTGCTCTGCGTACTGTCGCGCTGAAAGCAACCCGCCGGAAACAGTGCCTGTCGGCTTTGACGCCCATGCCTGCGCCAGGTCGCGCGCGGCCTCAGCGGCAATCCGCGCCACTCGTGCTGCTGTCTCAGTCGTCGCCGACTCCCCCGCCGAGGCCGCGGCCGCAATCGCCCGCTGGTCGGAAAATGCAGCGCTAGCTGCCGCGGCGGACGCGTCAGCATCCACGGTGGCGGCCGCATCGTTGACTTGCGCCTGCAAGGCGTTTGCCTGAGTCGCGAACTGTGGCAACGCAGCCATGAAAGCGTCTGCACGTTCAGGAAAATTCGCCGGGTCGCTCCGACTGGGCGGTGCCGGCAATGCGGTGATCGACATTATGTGAGTCCTTCGATTTCGAGGTTGCAGAAATTGACTAGGGGATAGGCGATATCGATACTGAAATCGCGGTAGAAACCGAAAATTGTCAGCGGCCCGAGATCCTCAGACTCCGCCCCGATCCAAACGCAGGGCGTCGCGCGCAGCCCAGAGAGCAGCCGGTACACCGCGTTGAAGCGTGGAGCATCGACCCAAAGGCGCTGCGACATACGGCGCGAGAATTTGCGCTTGCGAAAGGTCGTCGTTCCGGTGTCAGAGGTGTCCTTCCGGCTGTAGTCGATGATGCCGGCACTGCCACCGTATTCGCTGTCGCCGACAAGGTAGGCGGTGCCCACAATCATGGCCCCGCACGCCACGTCAGCGCCCGATACGATCGACACTTCGATCTGCAGGCTCCCGTATGCAGGCAAGTCAGTTAACACCACCTCTCCCAAGGGGGAAAACGGCTCAAAGAAGTACTCGTACCAGTTGGTGACGATGGACGCCTCGAGGGACCGCTGCGCGCTGTAGATCACGGGTCCGCCGGCGCCGTCTCGGCCTATCACCTCGACACTAGCCCCTTCCAACTCGAGCAACGCCAAGCTGTTAACCAGTCCAGCCTTGACCACCACGGTGAGCGGACTTACCCGAAGGGTCTGCGTGCTCACTTGGTCGTCGAACATTGCCCATTTATTGGTCGGCCCCGTCAGCGCCCAATACAGCGGTTGCTCGCCGGGAGTTTTGCCTTGGTTGGGTGTCTCTACCGATTGGTACACGTTCGACTGGTACACGACCTTCGCGCCGACGGCGTAGTTCGTGGCAGCAGCGTACGCAGGCGCGTCATCTTCCGTGACGTTCGAACTGACCAATTGAGCAAGCCCAATGGTTACCGGTTTGATGACCTTCATGCTTGCACCTCCACATGAAGCGGCTCGTCTGCATCCGTGCGCACCGGCATGCCGTCCACCTCGAAGCGTTCGAGCTGCCTCGTCGTTTTCGCCGTGTTGCTCGCCGTAGCGCGCGCCTCGATGCGCAGGCCGGCTACCTCTTCGCGCAACGCCTGCTGCTCCTGAAGAAGCGACCGCAGGGCGGCCAGCAAATCGGCCTGTTCGCTGCCACCGGCGAGGATCGATTGAGTCTGCTGGGCGTTGAAGATGCGCGAAGGCCCAGTTACCTCCAGTTCCGGACCGTTCTCTCCCACCAGGCGCAAACCGCCGGCGTGATCGCCGCCAGTAGCGAACGCCGCCACCGGGGCGCCACTCAGCGCGTTCACAACCTGCCTCAGTCCGTTGACCGTGGCATCGCGTGCAGCGTTGATGGCGTTGGTCAGGATCTCGTCGCCCGTCAACGCTGATTTCTCCAACTGCGCCAGCGCTGCGTCGATCGTGCCCAACAGGTCCAGGCTCTCCTGCTCGTAGCCCTTGGGCGCGACCGTGTCCATCCGGCCCGCCACAGCTTCGGCACGAGCCAGCGTCGTGGCGATGAAGGCCTGATACTGTGCATCCGACGAGAAGGCACCCTGCGCGGCTTCCAGCAGCGGCTGTAGCATGCTGTTCAACTGGTCGCTGTAGCCGATCAGCGCATCACCGTCTGAACCCATGGCCTTGGCATAAGCCTCGGCGAAGTCCGACTGCATGACGGCGAACTGATCTTCGGGGTCCAGTTGGCTGACGCGATAGTCCTTGACGGTTTTGCGTAGCGCATCCGCACCCTGCGCCAGGGCGGTCGCCAGTGCCTTCTGCGCTTCGTAATACTTCACCGTCTGGTCGCGCAGATCGCTCAAGGTAGCCACCGACTTGGTCGCGTCCAGCGCGAACTGCTGCAAGGAGTCCGCATAGGCGAGTTGCTGATCTTTCGCGTTCTTCGCTGCCAGCGTCGCAGCCGCCTGGGCACTTGCTTGTTTCGTCACTGCGTCCGCGTAGGCGCGCTGTAGTTCCGCTGCCTCCTCCAGCGAGGGCATGGACCCTCTGTTCGCCTGCGCAGCAGCCAGTGCCGCTTGAGCGTCTGCATATGCCTGCTGCGCAGCAGGCAGTTGCGCCTGCGCCACCGATCTCGCGGCGTCCAGCTCCTTCCAATTGTCTTTCTTGTACTTGACGGTCTTGGGGGCGTAGATGTCCCAGTTCAGCTTATCCAGCCATGCCTTCGCATCGTCAGCTTGCTTCTGCGCGTTATACAGACCTTCATCCGCAGCATGAATAGCGCCGGCGACCGAGTTGTATGCCTGCTCGGCACTGTTGCGCTCCCGCATCCGCTGCGCCGCCATCGCGTCAGCCGCATTCAGCTGAGCCGACGCCTGCACGACGCCAGCATTGCTCGGCAGCGCCGTGTTGATTCCCGCGATTGCCTGCCGGATAGCTGCGGGCGACATCGGTGCCGGATCAAGGATATCCCGCGCAGATTGGCGGACTGCCATCCGTTCGTTGCCGATCGAGTCCAGCAGCGACTTCATCCGGTCCGCGAGCTGCTGGAACGCAGCGTTCAGCGTAGACACGAAGACATCGGTATCGACGTTTGCGAGCGCGTCACCCATCGACTTGAAATCGATAATCGACCCGCCCAAGCCCTGACGCAGCAACTCGATCTGATCGCCCAGCTCCAAACTGGCCTGCTGCGCGCCCGTCATCGTCCCATCTAGGTTGGACGTGCTGCTTTCGAAGTCCAGCAGCCCGGAATCAAGGTCCAGGAACAGGCGCGAAATCTGGCCGCTGACGGTGATGGTCTGACCAAGGCTGTCGGCCAATACCTTTGCACTGATGGCAGCTGCATCCATCGCCGGCGCCACGCCGCCGCGACCGGTGTAGGCCGCAAGGATCGCAGCGGCCATTGCCTGCCCCTGTTGGCTCGTCGCTTGCACCACTGCGGCGAACTCCGGCGCCACCGCCAGCAGTGCCGCATAGGCGGCCTGGCCGGAATCCGTCGTCAGATCCAGCGCCGACACCATATCTCGGAACTGCTCCATGGTGTCGGGCAGCACGATGTTCAGGCCTCGCAACGCATCGTTCATAGCTGCCAGGCTCAGCTTCGCGCGCTCAGCTTCGGTGTAGTACTGCTGGTAGTACTGCTGGGTGGCTTGCGTCAGATTGTCCACGCCACCGAACGCGTCGACCAACTTCGATGCCGTCGCCGCGCCCGTGATGGATATGTCGTAGAGTTTGAGATCAAGCAGCTTTAGCGTTTGGTTTGCCGCGCCGAGGTTGGTACCGAGTCGCGCCAAGGTTTCCGCCGCCGCCTCTCCTTCCTTCGAAAAGTCCGCAATATTAGGCACCAACGAGCGCACGATATTCTCGCCGACCGTCTTAAGCGCGTCCTCCAGCAGCTTTTGGTTCTCCTCCTCGCTCTCTGTCAGCGTGACCCTGATCTGATCGGTGTACGTGTCCAGAGACTGCGCAGATACGCCGACGGCCTGCGCCAACACGGCGGCGCTGGTCTTCATCTGGCCGAAAGCCGCGCTGATCTCGGTCAAGAACGTATCATCAAGCGCGCCGATCTGCGTTCCACTGCGACTGCTAGAAAACCAGCCCCCTTTTTGCTTCCAGGGCGTGCTCGTGTAGCCACTGACGCCGAGGCTTCCGAAGTCACCGATCAGCGTGGTGTCTCCGTATTCCTTTGGCGCGCGCCCAAACGCTCGATTGACGAATCCCCCAATGAGGCCTCCGACCAGCGCGCCAAGGGCAGTGCCAAGGCCCGGAACAATTGATCCTATACCAGCACCGATTGCCGTCCCAGCGCCCACAGTGACGTTGGAATTCCCTAGCGCGTACTTCCCGGAGATCAGTTTGCCGCCAGTGAAGCCGATAGCGGCGCCTGCCAAGACGCCCGAAGCCGCGCCGAGCGTACCCGCAGAGGTTGCCGTCGCACCCGCCCCTTGACCGAAGCCGTAGCCGAAGTCCGCCACCCACTGCGACCCCATGCTCACGCCGAGGTCCGTGATGGACTGCCCGGCCGCGGCAAAGCCTCCCGTCAGCATCGAATACACACTCTTCGCGCTGCTCGCCACACTAAGAGCGCTGGTCGCGGTAGCTGCCCCGCCGCTGGCGAGCGCCGCCGGCGTCCCAGCTGCTGCCGCCGCAGTGGCCGCGCCCGTCCCGGTGACACCGAGCAAGCTACCGACAATTTGGACCACGAAGGGCTGCGCGAACATCTTGTATATCTGGTCCGCCACCGATGTTTTGAACGTGGTAACCAGCGAAGTCGTGAAGGATTTCCAACCGGCCTTTCCATTATTCAGCATGGAGGCAAAGCCCTGCCGGAACACATCCCCGTACTGGTCGACGGTCCGTTGCCAATCTCGGCTTGCCTCTTCATTCGCCTTCTTCTGCGCGTCCTTGGTGTCCTTCGCCTGTACGGCTGCTACCAAGCGCTGACGGGCATCGATTTCCTGGTTGATCAGGTCAATCTCTTGCTGCGCTCCATCAAAGCCCGCCAGGGCCGCCTTGCGCTCCTCAAGGCGAGCAATCGTCAGCTGTTCAAGCGCGGCTTTGCTTAGCCCATAGGTGGCTACTTGGTCCTCGGTAACCTGCGCCTCTTGTGTGATCTTGGCAATGCCGTCGCGCAAGCCGTCGAAGTACTTCTCCCGCGACTCCAAAAAGGCCTTCGTCTCGGTGTTGGCGCGAACCAGGGCGCCGGCCTCATTGGCCAGCGCTTGGGTGTGCTCTAGACTGCTGCGCACCTGGTCCTTAAGGTTGCCCTTGAGCAGTTCCCCGATCTCGGCGGACCGGCGCTCGAACTCGTTCAGCTTGCTGGTCTGCAAGCCACGTTCTGCCAGCTCTGTAGACAGCGCCTTCTCTTCGCTGATGCGGGCGGTCAGCCTGGCGGCCTCAGTATCGGCGCCGGACGGGCCGCCAGTGCTCTTCCCGTCAAATTTCTTGTTGATGGCGTCCAGGGCGGCGCGGTGCGCGTCGTAGACCTGCTGATATTCCTGTGTGCCCTGACGCAGTCCGTCGATCGCCTTCTCGAAAGCCTGCTGCTCTTTCTGGATGGCCTTGACCCTTTGCTGCGAAGGAGAGCTGCGGCTGTCGTCATCCAGATATTCGGCACGATAGGAGGCGCGGTCCAGGTCCTGCTTCTGAGCTTTGCCGGCCGATGCCGCAGCCGCCTCGGCGAAGTACTCCTTCTCCAAACGGTCTTGCTCAGCCTGGGCGGCCGCCAACTGCGCCGCCAGTTGGCCGGTGGGGCGTCCCCGCGCCGTCTGCGCTAGTAGCTTGTCTCCCAGATTCTGCACGACGCTGGCCTGCGAGGAGATGCGATCCTGCAGCGTGGCCGGGCGACCGATATCGAGCATCGCATCCCAGGCGCCCTTCGCCACATCCTTAACGCGAATCCAAGCGCGCTCCAACGTGCCCAGGTTCTGCTCGAGCTTCGGCGCGCGGTCGTTCAGCGCATCGGCGTAAGCCTTCTGAGCGACGGCGGCAGCCTGGGCCGTCTGACCTTGGCGTTCCAGAGAACGGATCTGCTCGTAGGTGCTGGCCGTCAGGAAGTTCATCCCCTCGTTCAGCTTCATCACAGCGTCGAGCGGGTCTTTCCCAAGGTCGATGAACGCCTTGACAGTGTCCTCCGCCGCGGTGCCGGTGACCTTTTCCCACCGAATGGCCGCCTGGGCAAAATTCTCCATGTTTTCGGCGCCGACGGCGGTACTACGGGCGAACTGATCCAGGACCGCCGCAGCCTTGCCCTGCGTGCCCACCACGTCGCTGATACGGCGGGCCATCTGCTGCAGGTCGCCCGTCGTCTTGCCGGCGAGCGCACCCGTCTGGATAAACGTAGCGTTGAACTGTTCTGCCTCGCTTGCGCCCTGCGAATAGGCGACAGCGAGCGCGACCGCCGCGCCTGCGGCCAACGTCATCGGGTTCACCATGCCAGCGATGTAGCCTGTCAGCGCGCGCGCGGCCGGCGCGATGCCGCCGAACATGTCTTTCAACTGGCCACCTTGCTGCAACAGCACCGTAAGCGGACGCTGGCCGCCCTGCAGGGATACGGCGATATCGGTGAACTGCGCCGGCAGACCGCGCGTGGCGGCTGTCAGCGCCTTGGCGGACATGCCAGCGTCACCCTGAGCCACCGAGACCGCCTTCAACTGGTCCAAGTAGGGCTTAAGTTGGGAAGGATCCACGCCTCGCTGTTGCGCGATCGCCTGAAAGTATTCCGCCGTCCCCTTGGCCCCAGCCTTGGAGACAGCGATCTGACGTTCGATTTGGCTGATGAGGCTCTGCGTCGAGCGCTCCATCTTCTTGGCGGCCTGGTCGCCGTCCGCCGCGGCCTTATTCAGCCCTTGCGACGCGCCCCGGCCCAGGTCCTCAATGGACTTCTTCGCCTTGCCGGTCTGTTGCGTCACCTCTGCCATGGTGGCAGTGAGGCCCGACGCGTCGCCGGTAACGGCTACGACGCCTTCCGCAATGACTTGTGACTGCGACATATCAGGGTTCCAATAAAAAAGCCCGCCGGAACGGGTTACTTCTTCGCCATCTCTTCGAGGGCCGCACTTTCCATGATCCGGATTTCCTCCTCCAGATCCTCATAGCGCTCGGCCGATAGACCCATGCGATCCATCTTGTGAAACAGCACGCCGTAGTCCAGGCCAGTCGCGCCGGCCATGCCTATACGCCACTGTGTGCGCATCTTTAGGAAGAGATCCAGCGCCTGCTCATGCCCCGGCCAGATCTCGATGGGAGGACCCGCCACGTCGTCGAAAGTCAGCCCGAATGCCGCCAACTCATTCTCCGTGGGACCCTTCACATACAGCGCGGCCCCCAGGGCGGTCAGTTTCCCACGCGGGCCTTCATGATTTCGTCGAGATAGGTGGTGAAGATCGCGCGGGCAGCACCGGTGTAGTTGTCCACCAGCTTCTCGATATTGGCCTTGTCGAACGGCTCCTCCAACTCCCAAGCGCTGGCCACATCCATCACTAGGGCCGCGTCGTCCGTTTGGTCCTTGACCTGCTCCATGAATTCCTGGAACTCGGTCTTCGTTCGATGTTTGAAGGTGAACTCGACATCGACGAAACCGGCGCCAGGGATCGGCATCTTCACCTTTTGCTTAAAGGTGGGCTGGGGGTTGAGCGTGAACTTGATTTTGCCGGCCATGGATTCGTCCTATTGGTTGCGGATACTGCTGTGGGTGGGGCGGCCACGCCGATAGTGGTGGCGCGGCCGGAAATGCTTAGACCTGGGGCGCGGCGTAGCGCACGGGGCGCGACAGCAGCGAGAAGGTGGCCTGTACCGCCATCACCTGGCCTTTGGTCATGGTGGGGGTCTCGTTGAACGACACATAGCCGTTGTAGAGGATCACCGAACCATTGGGGAAGGTGACGCGCAACGCGCGCACGTCGCGTTTTTCGGCCGCTGCCTGGAGCGCCTTGTAACCGGGCAGTGTCGGATCGTCGGCAATGGTCATTTGGAACGATTGCGCGCTGGCCTGCGTCGGGATCTGCGACTCGAAATCGTTTTCCAGGAAGCTGAAGGTGGCGAACTGCATCTCACCGCCTGAGGTCGACGTGTCGGTGACCTGCGAGATCTGAGTCCAGGCAGTGATTTCGCGCAGCGTCCCCGTGCCGGTACCGCCCGGGTATACAGTCTGCGAGGTTGTGTCGGTCCCCTCGAGCGAGAACGCGCCAACAGTGGTGTCGTCAATCCGATAGATCCGATCGTTCAGCTTCTGCCAGCCGGACTTCATTTCGATAATCGCGCCGTCAGTCAGGCCATGGGCCGCGCTGGTGGCCACGGCGGGCGCAGCGTTCGTGAGCGCGGTCACGTTCTTGACCGCACCGTAGGCGGTAGCCAGCGCCAGGATGACGCCATTGGGGAGGGATACAGACATGGGATTGCTCCAATCAAGGGACGAAAAAAAACCCGCCAGCGGCGGGTTGGGTGGTTGTGCCCCAAGGAGGGCAGCGCGCCAGGTTTCTCTGGCGTTAGACCGGCTCGAGGATGTCGCTTTCGATTTCGAGGGTGAGGGATGTTGCGGCGGTGTCGGTAGCACTGCCGAGGCCAAGCGTCCGATTTGAGGCGCGGGCGGTGAAGAAGTGCGGACCTAGCCCCGGCACGACGATGCGAAACGCGTAGGGGGAGTCCTGGTCGATTGCGGCACGCAGCAGAGCTTGGCCGGCATCAGCGACCCGGTAAAGGTCAACTTGGAGCGATTGCGGCGCGCGGGCCACGCGGCGCTGCCTGGGCAGTCCGCCAGCGAGCGGAGTGAAGGCGGCGGTTTGGTACTGCTTCGCCAGCGAACCGAGAACTCGAACACCACGTACCTGCGTGAACGGGAGCGCGGTGTATGCCTCAAATGTGAACGCCGGTGGCGCAGCGGCCGACACGTACACGGTGGCGCCGACAATGGTCGCAGGCGAGGTCATATGGGCGAGTACCAGATATTGAAGTCTTGCTGGGCGCCGAGGAACCCACCGTCATTACGCGCCACGTCCCCGCCGAGCGGAGTAGCCAGCACCGGTACAGCGCACAGGGTTGCTTTGACCCGACGCATCATCTCGGAGGCCTCCGTCCGTTTGCGTGCCCATACCTGGATCTGCACGCGTGCATTTTCCTTGTCGGGTAGAGTCCCGTCGGCGAACAGCGGATCTAGACCACCGATCTTCTGGAACACCACGTAGGGCAGCACCGTACTGGCCGGCGCGGTGTCGGGAAACACCCGGCCCTCCACTAGCGGGCCTAGCGTGCTAACCATTAGGGTTTCGAGCATGCTGGAACTCCTGGATTTTTTCCGCAAGACGTTGTCGTCCGGCCTCGACCGCAGCGTTGAGCTTGGCGTCGACTGACACACGAAGATAGGGTTTCGCCGGCACGTGAATGGGCGTTTTCAGGGGGCGACTTTTCACTGTGACCCATTCGCCGTCCGGCAACTGTATAACGACGTGCCTGCGCCAGTGCCCATGTTCTACAAGCCACCAATGCGGTGCCTTGCTTTTGTTCACGCCGACCATATAGGTTTGCCTGTCCGGACCCGATTGCGAATCATCGTGCCAGCGATAGATGGCAGACTGCAACTTGCCGAGCTGCACCGGAACACGTGCACGCATCTCGTCGTAAAGCACCAGCGCCATGGCGTGCGCAGCAGGCCGTAGAGCCTCTTTCTTGATGCGGTCGAGCCAAGCCCCTACCTGTGCGACGATATCGCCCTCGAAGGCGAATGCCGAGGCGTTGGCCCTGTGTCTACGCACCTGCTTCATCGCCCACCTCGCGCGGAGCCAAGAGTCGGCACACCAGATCCACGTGCCGATGGCGCTCTTCGTCAGGGAGGACTGCATCCACCTCATAAACGTTCGACCCGCGCCGCACGCGCATGCCCATGACTATATCCAAGCGGTACGGCAGTCGAATGGACGCTCGTACCAATGCGAGATCCGCGCCAGCCTTGATCGTGGCCAGCCCCGAAACGTAGCGAATGGAGGCCCAAGGACTGCCGAACACAACCCAGCTATCGAGCTGCTCGTTGGCCTCGTTTCGCTGCCCATCATTGCGCAACAGCTCGACTCGCCGGTTTCGGCTCCCAGCTTTCAGCATTGTTCCTCCCGAGTCAGCAGTCCGGCCACCACCGATGCGGCTCTGCCAGGTCGTTGAATCCGTGCGGAATCGGTGCAAGCTGAGCGTCCGTCACGTCCTCACGATTTACGTTCCAGTGGCCGATCAAAAGCAACAGTGCAAGCGCAACGTCGGCGTCCAATACCAGCGCATTGGCCGGCGTCGGCGTAGGGAGATCGTCTTGGCTCTTGAACAGGCTGCGACCGGTGCGGTACTCGAATCGACGCACCGCAGCGCGCAAATAGCGCGTCAGCAATGCGTCGCTCGTGTCCTCCGGCTCGATGTTCAACTGCGAACGAATTTCATCGAGTTCGAGCATTGATCACAGCGGCCCGGTTGCCCAGGCGCGCTCCTCGTTTAGGCCGTCTTACCCTGGAGTGCTTTCACGGCGGCGCTATCTTGCAGCACGCACCCGAAGCGGTGGAAAGCCAGGAAGCCGGTCTGGTCGAACTCGGCATACCGCTCCACCAGACGCTTGAGCGCCATGTATCGAACGCGACGGATGACGAACTGGGCGAAGTCGCCGGCATAGACGAACTTAGCGCCAGCGGCAATCGACGGAATGGCTTGGTCTATAACGTACTGGTACTTCAGCAGGCGGGCGGGCGCGCTGGCGTCCAGGCCCGGGATCCACAGCGGCCGGCCGTTTCCGTCCTCCATTTCCTCCAGGGCTTCCAGCGTCGCGTCGTTGAACGCTAGGCGGAACTGGGGCGCGTTGCGGTATGCCGGGTCCACCGAGTGAATCAGCGCATTGACTTCCTTCCAGTTGAAGGTGCCAGCCGCGGCAGTCTGCTTGCCCACGGCAGCCGACGCGGCCAAACCCTTCGGTTGAGTCGGGTTGCCTGCACCGGTGCCCAGCACCAGCAGACGGGCCTCCGTGCGCCCAATACGCGAGCCAACGCGGCCGGCCAGGAAGGTTTCCATGTCAATGCCGGTGTCGTTCAGCAATTCATTGGACACGCGAATGACCTTCGAACTCAGCTTCTGCGCGCCCAGGGTACCCATGCCGAAATCCACGTCGGCTTCGCTGGCCTCGCTGTTTTCGCCGAGCAGTTCGCCTTCGTCGTTCGTGCCATCGCTGGTGGGCCACTCGATGGGATTACCCGAGTCCGTGTACAGCACCTGAGCCACGCTCGCGATGCCGCCGTACTGCTTCAACGACTCGACCACTTTGGCCTGGAACGTGGTCGGGACGGTGTAGCCGCCCTTTTCCGGAACCGAGCCGCCTTGCGCACGCGTTTCCGACAGCAGCTTGCGCTCCTCGGAAGTCAGTTCACCGACGCCATGGCGGACGAACTTATCGAATGCGATGGAGCGCTTCTCCTCGTCACCTCCCTTGCCGGCGGCGGCGGCCGCGCGCGCGGCCAGCTCGGTGACGTTATCGTCGACGTAGCGCTGTTCGACAGCACGCACCTCGTCTTCACGCTCGATCTGCTCGTCCAGCTTCTTCAGATCGGCCTTCATGCCCTCCCATTTCGAGCGCTGCTCGTCTCCCCAGGCATTCTCGCCTTGGGCATCGTGGAGTGCGCGCATTTCGGCCGCGATGCGCGCACGCTTTTGCTTTAGTTCAGCTTGGGACATAAGTCCTCCGTTCAAATATTGATGAGATCGAGAAAGCGCTCGCGTGCGCGACGCTCGTTGACGGCCTTTGCGGCCAGATCCTGGGCGCATTCGGTCCGCTTTTTCCAGCTGTCCAGCGAGCGCTGGGCGGCATGGCTTTCCCCATAAGCCGGGTAGGTCACCGGCGACACGTCGCGCAGTTCCGCCAGCTTGTGGATAGTCCGGACAATCAGGTCACCTTCCCGGCGCCATTCATCACCATCGGGTGCGACCCGGAAACCGAAGCTCGAACCGTTGAGGTCGCCCCGCTTGAGCGGCGTGAGCACCAAATCGCGCACGGTTTGCGTGTCCGGGGGATCGATGGTGTAAGCCAAGCCACGCGTATCAACCTCCAGGCGCAACGTATTGCTGCTGGTGCGGCCGAGCACGAAGTTCGGGTCATGGTTAAAAAGCGCCCGCACGTCATTTCCGAGAACGTCATCGAAAGCGCCAGGGGCGATTTCCTCAACGAAGGTGCCAAAAATGAGCGCGCTGCGCGTGTTGAATACTGCGCCGTAGCCAAAAATCTGCGGGCGCGCGTTTTCGCCTTCGCCGGACGTGCGAAGCTCGCACGGCTGACTGGTCAGCGTGCGCAATTCCAGGTCTTTCATGGGGAATCCCTATTGGATGGGGGGTGGTGCCGGCGTTTTGCCGACCTCGGAGGCCGGCTTAGCGTTGACGCTGATCAACAACTCGGAGAGCGTGTCACGCGGACTGAGGTCTTCCAGGGCGCGAACCTCATTGCGGTCCATCCAGCCATCGGTAATGGCGTAGTGGTAAAACTCCGCGCGCTCTTTCGGCGTGCCGCGCAGCAGGGCCGCCAGGTTTAGCTTCACGTAGTACCCAGCGCGTCGTTCCGCAGGGGTGAACAGCTTGCAGTTCATTTCCTGCTCCCAATTCACTGCCCAAGGCATCATCGAGTACCGAACAAAGCGGATGCTCTGCTCGGTGATATTGGCGTTGGTCGCGCGCTCCAAGTCATTGATCATGTCCGCGGGCACGTTGTAGATGGCCGCGATCTCGGTCCGGTTCATCTTTCGGGTTTCGAGAAACTGGGCTGCCTCCGGCGGGATGGTCAGCGCACGGTAGTCAAGGTCAGCGGGCAGCAGGAGGGTCTTGTTCTCAGATTGCACCAGCCGGCTGACCGCCTTCTTCCAAAACTCCTTCAAACGCTCCCAGCCCGGCACGCTCAGGTCGCCTTTCACGGTCAGCACGCCGGTCGGACGGCCTCCACCCTCGAAAAAATCCCGCCCGTAGCGCTGTGCCGCAAGGCCCAGGCCAAGCATTTCCGAATGCTGCTGGATAATGCTCTTGCCCATTCGCCCAGTGGAACCCAACGCGCGCACGTGCAACATGTCCTCAGGGGCGACAGCGAAGGCTTGGCCGTCCTCGTCGATGGTGCTGTATACGTACCTGCCGGCGGGTTTTATCAGCGTCGTGGACCATGGGACACAAAATTCGAGGCTTCGCAACTCGCCAGAGCGGCGCCGCACAATACGCGTGTATCCGTTCCCCCAGCCGAGGATGTGATTCTGCTTCGTTTCACGCCACTTGTAGCTGGTCTGCCACTCGTTCGGCTTGGAGTGCACCAGGTCAAAAGCCGGGTGGTCCGTAGCGGCCTCGATTTTGACGCCCTGCTTCCGCAGGACCACGGCGGGCAGTTGAGCGACGTTGCTCGACAGCACGTAGTGGCATGAGTACACGGCGGAGAGCGTCATCGCGCTGTCTGGGGAGACATGAATCCGGCGACCTTCGCCGTGCAAATACTCCTGCAGGTTCTGTCCGGTCAGCGGAACGTCGGGGTTTTCGAGGCTGCGGCCCTCGAAGAGGCTTGATAGGATCATTTCGATCCCCGGCCAGCAGCGGCAAGCGCCAACACGAGCGCAATGGCCCCGCAGACGATCATCGCTGGATCAGGGCCAAATTGAAGCCATATCCCGGTCGTCATGCTGCCAAATCCCGCAATCCCGATCGCGTCAATCATCAAATTCTTCATTTATCCCACCAGAATGTCGTCTTCGGTAAGGCTCTCAAGCACCGAACGTGGCGCCGCCGCCAGCATCGCGCGCCCAATTGCCATGATCAACGCCACGGCACCGTCAATCTTGTTGTCGTTGCCCTGCTTAATCGGCCTCACAACGTCGTCATTTCCTGGAAGAAACTTGCCGATGACGTTGCCGATACACCAAGTCATGATCGGGTTTCCGTCATGATGGAACCGGCCAGACTGAATCGCAGCCTCCAATTCCTTCATCGGGTCGCTCATGTTGGTGTAGTTCTGCACGATGGTGACCGGCGTAAGGCCATCGTCGTCTAGATGGTGGGAAAGGTTGGTTGCGCCGCTAGGGTCGATGGCAGACTGGTCCACCGGATTGGTCGTATTGGCGTCCACGGCCTCCGCATGGATCTCGCGGTAGTCGATTTCCGCGCCCGGTGTGGTGTACAGGTGGCCACTGTTGATCCATTTCTGGAAACGCTCGACCATCCTACGGTTATCGCTGTCGTTTGCCGTGTCCTCCGGCACCCAGAACCGAGGCGCAACACAGAAGTAATGCCGCTTCCCGTCGATATCCCGAGTGAACACGCGTGCCATGCTGTTCATGTCCAACTTTCGCGCCAGGTCGAACGCCAGAATGCACCGGGTGCCGGCGAAATCCTCTAGGCACAGCGATTCGTCCTTGCATTTCTCCCACTGAGCGAGGTTGAAATAGCCCGTCTTAGCGGTGACCCATACGTTCAAGTGCTTCGTCTTGAACACGTTGGTGAAGCGCGCCTGCTTTATTGCGCGTTGCTGCTGGCTGGCAAGGTATTCAGCGTAGACCGAAACCCCCATATTGGGGTTTGCCTTCGCCAACACCGCCGGGTCTGTCCAGTCATCGCCCTCATCAAGAGTCCAGATCCATCCGAACAGTTCATCGTTGGGCACCAGGCCCGTGAGCATCTCGACAACTTCGCGGCGCTTGTCGTAGCAGGGACCCTCGATATTTGCCCCTGCCGTAGTGATGATGAACATGAGGGGCTGCCGGCGCGCGCCCATACCAGTCAGCATCGTTTCGTACAACGCTGCGGAATCGTGCTCGTGATACTCGTCAACGATCGAGCAGGACGGTGAAGCTCCATCCCCCGGGTTACCGATGATGGGTTCGAACCTGCTTCCATCTTCCGGGCGGGTCAGCGCCTGCGCGTTGACTTCGATTCCAAGGTACTCGACCAGTTGGGGTGAGCGCTGAACCATCAGCCGCGCAGGTCGGAAGACTTCCCAAGCTTGCTTCTCTGTCGTCGCGCCGGAATATACCTCTGCGCCGAACTCGTTGTCCGCGGCGAACATGGCGATGCCGACGCCGGCCGCGATGACGCTCTTGCCGTTCTTGCGGGGCACCTCCCAATAAGATTCACGATATCGGCGCAGGCCGCCCTTTTTGTGGACCCAACCGAATGTGCAGCCCAGACCGAATTTCTGCCACGGTTCCAAGACCACGAGCTGCCGCTTGAAAGCCCATTCGCCCTTGGTGTGGGGCATAAGCTCGACCATGGTGAGCTTCTTCTCAGCCTCCGCAGCATTGAAGCGGTATGGGTACTTCGCGGACTTCGACGCGGCCAGGTCGTCAAGATGTCGCTGGCAGGCCAGCATCACGTAGCGGCAGGCGGGTACTCGGCCTTTGACTACATCTTTTGCGAATTTCAGCGCCTGCGCTACCCGGGGATACTGGGGCGCCGCCATGGGTTACGTCCCGCCGATTAGCGCGGCAAACGGATTGGCGGCTCCTGGCTTCCTCGGGCCAGTCAGACGCTGCCGGCTGGACGGATCTAGCCCAAGCATGGTTCCGTAGCTAGCCATCTGCTTAACTGCTTCGTTCTTGGCTGTCAGAGCGGGATTCTTTACGGATCCTCCCTGGGCACCATCCACGACCAACCCCTTCGCGGCGATGTCCCGCTCCGCTTCGCGGAACTGGTTATAGGCCGCGCAGTAGACTTCCAGATTCTGAACATCTGTGGACATGATGAGGCGTTGCTTGCAAAGCTGCGGCACCACGACTTCCCAAAGCGCGCGACCGTACTCGCCCATCCATTCCGGACAATCGATGGTCTGAACCAAGTCGAAATTCGGCTGTTCGGTATTCAATTTGCGCTTGCCCGGATTGCCGGCCGCCAGCTTTTTCTCTACCGGCTTGGCCTTGCGCCCGGAGCGCCCTGCAACTCCGGGCATGGTCTTCTCCATAGGTCAAGGACGGCGCTCCGAAGTGCGCAGGTCCAATTTCATTTTTCGCGGGCGTAAAAATCTGACGGAACGGGCCGTCCTATGTGCCGCCTGCCCCAAGGATGGACCCACCCCCCCATCCCAGACAGGGCCTGGGTCGCACCAGGAGGGCCGTGGTGGCACGACTGGCATCGAGGTGACGCGACGCCTACTCCCTCAGCCGGGCGCGCCCACGCGCGCTCTCGCGGGCAGTCTTCCGCCGGTGGCAGTCGACGTTGATCGCGGACAGGTTGACCGGGTCGTCGGTGCCGCCCTCACCCTTCGGGATCTTGTGGTCCACCTCGGTCGCGGGCAGCACGCGGCCCGTACGCGCGCATTCGTCACACCGACACAGATGGCGGTCACGCTTCAAGACCAGCTCGCGGACACGATCCCAGGCCGCGCCATACCCACGCTGGTGGCGGGTGCCGCGCTGGTGGACCAACCGCCAGCCCGTCGCCTCGGCGGCATGGGCCTCGCAATAGCCAGGCGTGCGTACCAGCGCGCCGCAGCCACGGTGGCGGCATGGGAACAAAGAACGTCGAGTCATTGATTTGTTGTGTACTTCTACACAATGAGTGTGTATAATTACACACATGGACAGCGCAAAACTCATCAAGCAAATCAAGGCGGACGGCTGGTTCCTGGTGCATACCGTCGGGTCGCACCACCAGTTCAAGCATCCAACCAAGCCTGGCAAGGTTACGGTGCCACATCCCAAGAAAGATTTGCCATCAGGGACCGTACACAGCATCCTCAAGCAAGCGGGCCTGAAGTAAGCGAGTCCAAGAATAGGAGAAAGAAATGCTTTATCCCGTCTACGTTCACAAGGAAGGCGAGTCCGCCTACGGCGTCACCTTCCCTGATTTCCCGGGCTGCTTTGCCGCATCCGATGAACTGCAAGGCATCCCAGCCGCCTCGCAGGAGGCAGTCGAAGCGCACTTCTATGGCGATGAGGCCGGCGTGCCCGCACCGTCCACGCCGGAGAAGTGGCAGGGAGAGGCCGACTACCAGGGTGGCTACTGGATGCTGGTTGAAATCGACCTGTCCAAGATCAGCACCAAAGCCGTGCGCCTGAACATTAGCCTGCCGGAAAATCTGGTGCATCGCATCGATAAGGCCGCCAATGATCGCCGCTTGTCTCGCTCAGCGTTTCTCGCATTAGCGGCCGAGCACGAAATGACTGCGCACTGACCTCAGCCACGCCGGGGGAGGCTTGTCTACGAGTGGCCGTTCGCATAAGAAAGGCCACCAGAAATGGTGGCCTAAACATTCTCAAAACGAGACTATTTCTTGGTATTGATCGTCTTGATGAAACTGGACAAGTAGTCCTCAATACGCGCTTTGATTCCCTGCGGAACCTCCGCGCTGCCCAAATCAGCGGACGGGATGATATCTTTGGGCGAACCGCCGTGCTTTGCGTGAGCGCGTGCGCTGACTCGAATCTGAAGATCCTGTCTAACGACGACCTTTATGACATAAGTATCATCGTCGACAATACCAAAACTGGAATGCGACCGACTGCCCACTTTTCTTTTCAAGTCCAGCCGCGCACCGGCCTCAGGAACTTGCTCGTCCTCCACGACGAAACACGTTGCCTCAAACCCTAAATCCATCGCGTCAGTCGCTTCGTCTTCCAAGCAAGAGAGAATCACAGCTAGTGCGTCGATTGCACGCTGCTTGATTTCGTCAAGCCCTTCTTTACGCTTCCGCGCTGCTGCTTGTTCAGCCGACAATCGCGCCGATTCGATGTCTTGTTGTTCCTTCGCGTACCGTTTAAATGCACCCATCGCCGCCTCCATAGAAAGTTAGAGGTTGTATCACGCGGCGCAGGAATGAAAAAGCCCCGACAGTCTGGTCAAGGCTTTTTTCTACGGACTGATTCACCGTATCAGGTAAGACTCTATTTTGAGGGGGAAATTCCCAATGCTCAAATTGGCGTAGGGACAATTCCAACCATGCCCGCAGTGGTCAGGACGTTCTCCGTAGCGGCCATCGCCATTTGCTCGACTCCGATTCGCGCAGGCTGGCCCTTTCGACCTTTCGACTCGCCGCGAAGCCAAAGCCGAAGCCTGGACAGATGGTTGGTGGCGGTATTGTGAGAAACGCCAGCCTTGTCCGCCGCATCACCAATAGCGATATCCTTTCCGAAAAGACGCGCGAGGAGGTCAAGGGTCAAGCCCCGATGCACGGAGCAACCCGAAAGCGCATCCCGCTCCGCATGATCGGCCACCATTCGAACAGCGGCTTGCCATTCGAAGTTCGGCATCTTCCCTGTGCAGCAAGGCGCGCCACACGCGCATGGCAACAACGCGGGCGCGCAGCGCGACACGAGGACAGCTTGATGCAACACAGGAAGCGTCGAAAGCCTCTCGCGGACCATGCCAGCCTGCCCTGCTCCATCCATGCCGGACAGGCCCTTGCCTTCGCCGCCAGCGATTCGACCGGCTGCCAGCTTGTTCATCAAAGGCCGATCATATTGCTGCATAGTGAAATTGAGAGCGAACGTCACCGCGGCGTGCGCGGAGGTAAAGATCGGCTCAGACATTAAACTTCGCTCCTGTATTTCGATTTACTCCGGCGAGGCTTGCCATCCTCGGCTGGGCTTCCATTGCCCGGGCTGCATTGATTTGCATCGTTGCCGACATGGTTAGCGGGCGCATCCGAGCGCTACGGCCGATTGTGAGCGGCGCAACGGTCGCGGCAGGTAGCGGCACCGGGTCGGGTATCTTCTGGGGCGCGCGCGTGACACGACGAAGGAAGGCACTAAGCAACTCCACCCACGCCGCATAGGCGGACGCCGGGGTATCGCCCATGCTTTCAGCGTCTTGAGAGATGCAAGCCCATAGACCGCCAGAGAAAACCTTGATCCTCGGCTTCGCAGGGAGGTCCCCGAAGCTGCGATTCAGCTCATAGATGCGCGTGACGTTGAGCCGGAAGACTGCCGCCAGCAGTTGCGCTTTTTCGCCCTCCCGGTAACGCCTCACGATTGCCATGTCCCGGGCAAGATTCAATGACTTCGTCATTGGTTGCTCCCGTGCGCAAGCCAGCCTGGAAGACCACGACTAGACGCCCAATCGGCGTATGCCTCCCCAAAGGACGCGCCCTCGCCTTTCACCAGGTCGCAGCTGCAAACCCATTTTTTCCCATGTTGCCGAATACGCGGCTTTACCCAAACCATTCCTTTACTCCTGTCTGTATCGTCCATACCGGCCGGCGCCATCAAGACACCGCCAGCCCTAGAATTCTTCGACCGCCCAACCCCCGCCGTCCTTCTTCGCCCTAGACTTCACCGCGATGAATTTGAAGGGGTACATGTCCGCAGCGATCTTGATCTTTGCTCGTGCGTCGTCCTGCCAATACCCCTTTACTTCGTGGATTTCGATTTGGCCATCGGGCTTCATCAGAGCGAAATCCGGCGTGTAGAACGTGTTGTCCGCCAGCCGGAACTTCAGCCCCTCAAACTTGAACCACTGGATTCCGCCAACCGCCAGCAACTGCTGGAGATAGATGGCGTATGCCTGTTCGGTTTTGTTCATCTGCCCGGCTTTAAGCCGGCCCAGTGCAAACGATCTGTTCAACGCTTCGCTCCCTTCAATCTCTCAATCCCCCATAAGTGCCCTTAGTCTTCGTCGGCGCCACATTCCTTGCCTCGGCCACTTGCTGCGCTTCCGCAGGCAGAAATCGCGAGTACTGCCCCTGGAAGACCATGAACACCTCACCCAACGGCCCCATGCGTTGCTTCCGAATCAAAATCTCCGCCAGCCCCTTGAATGAGCTGTCCGGCTTGTAGTACTCGTCCCGGTAGGCCATCAGCACAACGTCTGCGTCCTGCTCGATGGCGCCGGATTCCCGCAGGTCACTCAGGATGGGACGCTTGTCCATCCGCTTCTCCACCTCACGGGACAGCTGCGATAGCAAGATCACCGGACAGTCCAGTTCACGCGCCAGCATCTTCAGCGCGCGCGTGATCCCGCCTAGTTCCTCGTTTCGGCTGTTTCCCTCGCCCTGCATCAACTGGAGGTAGTCGATCACGAGCAGATTCAGCTTTCCGTGCTTCTGTTTGACCTTCCGGGCCGCCAGACGTATACGCGAGACCTTCGCGAGGCCAGGGTCGTCAGCGATGATCAGGCGGCGATCCTGGAGCTGTGTCATTGCGTGCGTCAGCCGCGCCCAGTCGTCCTGGGTCAGCTTGCCGTTGCGGAGCCGCTGGGTATCGATGCCGCCAGTACGTGAAACGCTCCGCTCGGTCAGCTGGTCTGCCGACATCTCCAAGGACACGACCATGGCCACGCCGTCATCAGCACAGACGTTCTCCCCGATGTTCAAAGCCAACGTGGTCTTGCCCATCGACGGACGGCCGGCGATGATGATCAGGTCTCCGCCTTGGAGGCCGCTGGTCTTCTCGTCCAGGTCGGGAAAGCCGGTGGATAGGCCGGAAATGCCGCCGCCACGGTGGAAGCGCTCATCCAACGCCTCTACGAAATCATGAAGCAGATCGCCGATTGCCACCGCCTCACGGCCCGCTGCGCGGTCATCGGCAAGACTCATCACCATGCCCGTCGCACGCTCGACCAGCGTGTCTGCTTCAGATACGTCGTCAGAAGCGATCGCGGCGATCTCATTGCCTACCGCCAGCACATCACGCCGCACCTTGTGCGCACGGACAATCTCCGCGTACCGGCGCACGTTCGCGCTGCTAGGCACGCTTTGCGTGACCGCGTGCAGGTACGGTAGCCCGCCAGCAGCCTCCGCATGCCCCTCCGTGCAAAGCCGGTCGTGCACAGTCAGCACATCGGCCGGCATGCAACGGTTCAACAGCGACGTGACGGCGCTGAAGATGAGGCGATGCTCGTGGCGATAGAAGTCGTCATCCGCCAGCAAGGCACCAAGCTTGTCCCATGCCTGGTTGTCGAGCAGCAGCGCCCCCAGGACGGACTGCTCCGCGTCGACCGAGTATGGCGGCACCTTCAGGTCGTCTGTCATCACGCAGCCTCCTTCCGACGAGCCGCCACCATGGCCTGCGCTTGCAGCCCCTGGGTGGTCAGCTTGTACGCCACACCACCGTCTGGTCCAGGCTCACCATGCCACAGACGGAAATAGCCCTTTTTCACGTAGTTGAGGAAGTGCTTGCGCCAATCGGCTTGCTGGCGAGCCTCGTTCGTCCCGTCCGGCAAGAACTCCTGGCGGAACACGTCCCACGCCAGCTGCACGAACTCCATCGGAAGGCCGACATCCTCCACGTACTCCAGCAGCGCGCCGTACCCGCTTATCGGCTTCTCGCCGGCCTTCACGCAGTTTTCGATGAAGGTCTTCAGGGACGTGCGCGGTTTGCGTTCCCGCTTGGGTTTGTCAGGCGAAGCCGATGGCGACGCTTCACCCCCCTGCACAGGGGGGTTAGGGGGGTTCTTTTTATCTATATCTTTATCTTTATCTTTATCTAGCGTGACTTCGCGTGACCCCGCGTGACTCTGCTGTGACGCGGCTTGCGCCAAGGCTTCCCGCTCCCTCTCTCGCTGGTCGCGTTTCCTCTGAACGCTAGATTTGGCGCCGCTTTCCGGGCTGCCTTGATCCTCGCGCTTGGGCTGGCGTTTATTCCATCCGGACAGTGCATCGCCTTCCATCACACGGCCTTGCATAGCCGCGTGAATCGCCTCGATTGCCTCGTTTGTCACGTCAAGTGCGCTTGCGACATCCTCATGCGTGACATTGACGTGACCGCGCGTGACACTGCGTGACGCATCAGTCATGTAATGGAGCGCCACAGACAGCACGACGGATATCGGCTGCCCAGAAACTCGGGCGATGGTCTTCCATTTGGGATCGTTGACCATGTCATGCCACAGGCGAAACCATTCATTCGCCATGGTCAGACCGCCGCCCCTTTCGCGATTGGGTCGTGGCTGCCTTGGTCCGCCAGCGCACAATCTTGATCAATCGGGTCAGCTGGACAAACGACTCGCTTATGCAACGCGAGCAACCGCTGCCCTTCGGACCAAGGGATGTCGCGGTATCGCTCCCGGACAATGTCAGCTACCCACGATTGGGACCTGCCAAGTTCCTGGCCGATAGCGGCCTGAGTCCATTTGGCAGCGAGGAGGTCGGATATCAGGTTTTTCCAGTTCATCCGAGCATCCTAAACGCGGTTGCGTTTATAGCAAACCGCAATTGCGGTCAGTTAGTTGCTATGCTGGGGGAAATCCATCACAATTGCGATCATGGACACCATAGCGAAACGGCTCAAAGCCGCACGAGCACTCCGAGGCGTTTCTCAAGCGCAGCTCGCCCAACTGGCGGGCTGCGGGCAGTCGTCGATTGGCAGCATCGAGAGCGGGCGGAATCACAACTCGGCGCTGCTAATACCCCTTGCCGAGGCACTCCGGATCAACCCGATTTGGTTGGCTGAAGGCAGAGGTCATATGCAGGGCGCCGTCGTGATTGGCGAAAAGGGGGCAACTGCGCGAGCGGAAGCGGATCAGCCTGACAGCCCTACGCCGAATGACGAAGGCCGGGGAGCCATGATCCAGGTTTGGGATAGCCCAGACGAGCTTGAACCCAGTGACGGCCGTGTTTGGGTGGACCAATGGGATTATCGAGTGAGCGCGGGAGACGGCGGCGTGCAGTGGGAAATAAGGCAGAAAAAGGCGCTTCCGTTTACTTCTGAGTTTTTCAAGGCCATCGGCACCAAGCCCGCAAACTGTCGACTACTAATCGTCCGCGGCGACAGCATGGAGCCGTTTCTCTACAACCGCGATATGGTGATGGTTGACATTACCAAAACCACCGTGCGCGACGGAGGTGTTTACGCCGTCGCTTTCGAGCATGAAGGCCTTGTAAAACAGATCTTTAAACAGCCAGGCGGTGCTTTGACACTTCATTCGTTCAACAGTCGCTATCCAGATCGCTCTGTCAGCCCGCAGGACTTGGACAACTTCGTCATCATAGGCGAGGTCAAATACAGATCCGGAAGCGGATTCGCCAGCAACTGATAAACGGCCCTTCGGGGCCTTTTTACTGTCTTGAATTGTCCCTACATAAACGCGATTGCGCTTGACATGACTAAACGCAACTGCGACCATGAGCACTCATTGGCTTAGACCAAAAAGACTACGGCCCCGACAGGTGCGAACTGTTCGGGGCCGTTAAGACCGCCAGCGGGTGCGAACCGCTTCGGCGGATTTCCAAGGCAACTGGAGCGAACCATGCCTCAGATGAGTACCCCGGGATACCCGGGGGGCCTCTGCACGTCCATGCGACGAGGCCCCACGAAAGTAACAACTTTCAGAATCAGTGTCAATAGGCTGATCCAACAGGGGGCGGCGCCGTCACCCCGCAGCCCATCCAGCGATATCGGCAACCCCGATTCGACTTTCTTTGCTGGATTCCACAAGGTCACAGAGTGGCCTTTCGATCTGGTCATCAACCTGTATCCAGACGGTTTGTCCGTGAGCGATTTCGCCCGCTACGCAGCAGGGCTTTTGAGCCAAACGCAGACCCATCTTTCCGACCAACTTCGCAAAATCGAGGACCTCCGTGCAGGCCACGTGGACCCGGGCGCCCCGGTTCGTCATCGGACGGCAATGGCTATCGGCTTCTCCCTAGGCGAGGCATCGACTGCTCTGGACCTACGCATTGACCCCTACGCTGTAAACGTCGCCTATCTTCGCCAGCATTGGCCCATCGCAATCCGGTCACTTTCCACGCTGCTAGCTCAAATCCGCGAGGCACGCATATGAGCAAGATTCGGAAAATCCTGGACCGATTAGCGGAGAGCAACTCACCGTGCACTGTGGAGGCGCTTGTCCTCAACGACCCAACGCAACGCCGTGCGGTATCCCGAGAGCTGAGTCGCCTTCACAAGGAAAACCGCGTTTCAAAGTTGCGCGTCGACGGAAGAACCGCCGCTTACTTTCTTACATCCGACCAGAAAGCACAAGTTTCGATGTCGCCGGCGGAGCGTCGGAAGCGATATCCGGCTGATGGGTTGTCCCCTGCTCAAATCTCTGAGCGTCTCCGCTTCCTGAGTGATCTGAGCGGCCGCCCGGCATTCCTCGGTCACGCCGTACTCGAAGAGATTAAGGGCGACTATCGCCGCGCCCTTGAGCGGTCAGTTGAGACGGAGGACCAGGCGTCATGACTCCCTCCCAAATCATGGCCGTCGGCGACTGCCTCAGCACCGTCATCCTGTGCGCCCTGCTCGCCGTCCTGTTGTGGCCGCGCCGCCGCCACGTTGGAGGCAACGATGAGTGAATACGACCTCCACACTCAAGGCGCACCGCTGCCGGACGGGCTTCGACGCTGCGCAACCTGCGGTGCTCATTGCGACCACAACGATGCCCGCCGGTGCGGCCTGAACGGTTCCCGCTGGAAGCCTGTCGCCGCGCTGCTCGTGCCTGCTAAAGCCAACGAACAAGGAAAAGATGATGGCAAAGAACAGCGTTGAAGTCTACGGCGCTGAGGGCAAGACTAACGTCCTCAGCTTTGACCCTAACGTCCTCGTGATCGTCGAGGACACGCAGCACCCCCTCTACGACGAACGTATTCACCTGCCGTTGGATGAGGCGATGGTGAAAAACGTCATGACGTACGGCGTGATCGAACCCGTTCTGGTTTGGAAGGACCCGGAAACCGCACAGGTTCTGGTGGTGGCCGGCCGCCAACGCGTCCGACACGCTCGCGAGGCGAACCAACGGCTTTCGGCCGAGGGTAGGCCGACGCTGCTGGTGCCGGGTATCGCGCAGCGAGGGACTATCGACCAGATGGCCGATAAGGCGATTCTGGAGAACGAGCTTCGCCGTAACGACACGCCGATGGCGCGCGCCCGCAAGATGGCCGCCTACGCCGCGAGGGGTTACACGGACAACCGCCTCGCCCTGATCTTCGGATGCAGCGAGGCTACCGTTCACACCCACATGATCCTGATGGACTGCACCGTCGCAGTTCAGAAGGCGGTCGACGGTGGGCAGATCAACCTGACACATGCAAAAGCCCTTGCCAAGCTGGATCCCGCCGAGCAACGCGCCAAGGCAGCCGAGCTGATTGCAGCCGGGACCGGAGCCAAGCCCCACGAACGCGCACGGAAGCAGGCCGCAATCGTGGGCGGTGACGCGCCCAGGCCGCGTACCAAAAAGGAGATCAGCAAAGCGCTCGATACGGCCGATGGTGAAGTACGCCACGCGCTGCGCTGGGTTCTCGGTCTGGAGTCCGAACTGGGTGCACCCGTGCCGGAGGCCGCCGATGCTTAAGCGAACTACGCCCCTCCGCCAGCAGGCACCGATGAAGCGCACCGGCTGGATGCGCACCACGCGTGAGAAGAAGGCCCCAGGCCTCGCCCAACGCATTGCCGAAGCCCTGGGCTTTGCCATCAAGCACGAACGCGCTGAGTCGTCCGTATTCCGGAGCCAGACCCACCTGCAGAACGTTGCAAGCCTCAACTGCATCAGCTGCGGTCGGCCCCAACGCTCGCAGGCGGCCCACACCAACATGCTGGCCTTGGGCAAAGGGAAAGGCATGAAGGCGTCCGACGCCCTAACCTTCCCCCTGTGCGCCAGCGGCCTGCTCGTTATTGGCTGCCACGCCATGCTTGATCAAGGTGGCGCCTACAGCAAGGCCGCCAGCCGCGAAGTTCAGCTCGATTGGCTGGTCCGCACCCGGGACAAGCTTCTGCGCCTGGGGCAATGGCCGGCCGCTGCGGAAAACGACTTCGAAAAGTTCGTCGTCTCCTATCTGAATCGGGAGGGCAAGTGAATGGTCTGGCTCTATGTGCCGGGGTTGGCATGCTCGACGAAGGACTCAGAGCTGCATGCCAGTTTCTTGGATTCGAATACCGTACCGTTTGCTACGTGGAGCGGGAAGCCCCTGCTGCCGCGCAGCTTGTCACGCTCATGGAAAACGGAGCGATTGACGCGGCGCCTATCTGGTCTGACCTGCTCACCTTCGACGGCGCAGCGTGGCGCGGCCGTGTGGATTGCGTCGTTGCTGGCTTCCCCTGCCAAGACCTATCCATCGCCGGTCGCCGCGCAGGCCTCAATGGCAAGCGGTCCGGTCTCTTCTTCAATGTCGTCGAAATTGCGGACGCTTGCGGTGCGGTCGAACTCTTTTTGGAGAACGTCGCAGGGATCGCTACTGCAACCGCCGCCGTTGTGGACCCGGAAGAAGGCGATCTCGAAGAACGCGCCGCCGCCCGCGTCCTGGGAGAACTGGCCGACCGCGGGTGGGATGCGGAATGGCTCACTCTTTCAGCGTCCGACGTTGGCGCTGGACATGGCCGCGCACGCTGGTTCTGTCATGCCTGGCGAGTGGCTGACGCCGAACGTCCCGAATGGGGGCCGCAGTGTATCAGCGGAGCTGGTGGCGTCGAAGGGCACAACCAGCACCGGAGAGAAGCGCACGGTCGGTCTGGAGTCGCAGGCGAAGCACTGGCCAACTCCGGACGCATCGGCGACAGAACGCACGAACCGCAGCATTTCGGACGGAGCAGCCATACGGCCAACGATAGCACTGGCAGCGAAGCAATGGCTAACGCCGCACGGCATGAGCGGAACAGGCAAGGATGGCCGACCGGGCGGGGGCGGGGAGTTTGCGAAGCAGGTTACGGCCTGGCCCAGTCCGCGAGCGTCGGATGCAGCGAAAGGCGGACCGAACCAACGGGGAAGCCGGGGCGATTTGATGCTGCCGAGCATGGCGGCACAGTGGCCGACGCCGAATGCCCACGACGGTCGCCGGCCGGGAGTGGATTTGAGTTCGACCCAGGGAGGCAACCTGAATCGAGATGCCGCAGCTTGGCCGACACCAATGGCGGCGGATCATCGCGGGAGTGCCGGCGCGGACAAAGCGGAATTACCGAACAGGGCTATGGCGTGGCCAACGCCGGCCAGCCGGGATTTCCGCACGCCGAACAGCCAGGAGAGCCAGGAGAGCCGGAATCACTCGGGCGGGGAGCAGCTACCGAACTTTGTGGAACACCACTTTTCGCACCCGGTCCTCTCGACGATCGATGGCCGCGAATTATCGCCGACCGGCCGGACCTTGCCCCGGCGGTTGAACCCGGCGTTCGCATGCTGGCTGATGGGATGGCCTACTTGGTGGACGAATCCCGCAGTCACCAACTCCGTCAAGTCGGAAATGGCGTTGTACCGCTCCAAGCTGCAACGGCATTTGTGCAGCTTATTCGCCGTGCCGGCCTCGAATAGGACCGCAACATGACAAACACAATTGCAATAGATCGCGCTGTCCTGTGGGCCGCAGTAGAAGCGCTGCGCGCGAACCGCGACTGGCACCTCGACGGCGACAAGGAAACCGCCTACGAAGGCAGCGACCTGAAGCACCAAACCGAGGAAGCAATCAAAGGTCTGGAATCCGTGTTGGCAATCCGCCATCCCGAATGGTGCAAATGGCGTGTCGTCCCCTCGGAACCAACTCCGGAGATACTGGCAGCAGCAGCTGTCGCCGTCTGGGCTATCGCCTCTCCGTCCGACGTTCAAATCGCCAAAGACGCAGCGCGCATCGTCCTCATGTCCATGAACGCAGAACCCGGCGTGACTTTGGATATGCTCGCAGCAACGATCGCCACGATGGCGCCCGCCTACCGCGCCATGATCGCCGCGGCGCCGTTGCTGCATGGAGGCGCCAATGGCGGAACAGCCTAAACGCGTCCGCGAGATCCCGAAGCCCCGCAAGGCATTCGGCACCGCAGCCAACCTCGACGGCGATGTCCTGATCTACAGCGAGAAGGAAATGAACAGTTTCGGCGACGCCTGCTTCGCCGATGGTTTCCGCACGGCCACCGAACGCGCCAGGCGCGCCCTGGTCCAGGCCGGCATCCTGACCGCCAGCAACGCCGACGGTGCCCGTATCCAGGCTGAGAACGATGCCTGGGGTGACTACAACGCCGGTCGGGGTCCGCGCCCCACACGTCGATAGGATCATCATGAAAGAAAACCACATACTCAGTGATCAAGAGTCCCAGGACCTCGGCAAGCACTTCGTCCGCGTCGTGGAATCGGCAGTCGGCGAGCGGCTGCGCGCAGCCGCCAGCGAGGCCGAGCCGGTGGTCCGATATTGCCCGGGATGCGGCAGCATCGGCGCCGTCGAAGGCAAATACCGCGACTGCTGCCCGGATGGTAACGAAGCCCGCATGATCCCCCAGCCGCTCGCGGAGAAGTGCCGCGACACGTTCAAGGAAGCGATCAAATCGATGCGCGCCAACGCGGCCGCGAACGACGCCACCCCAACCATTAGAAATTCTCTAACGGTTGGCGATTCAGTTATTAGAAATTCTCGAATAGCTGGCGACGGCGAGGCCGGGGCAGTGCCGACAGAGCAGGAAGTCATGCGGCTGTACGCCGAAACCCTGGCTGAATTTTCAGATGGTCGCGGCTTCGACGCTGGCACCGTGGCTTTTGCGAGAGCGCTTTTACGGCGATATGCCGCCCCGCCCGAGAAGCAAACTTCACATTCCGAGGGGGATGCGGAAGACGAGCGCCAGCACATCGGAGAGGCCGTAACCAACTTTTTTGCCGACTACGTCGAAAACGGCGTCTTAGAGTTTGATGTGTTCGACTCTCGTAACATCGACGCATTGCTTGATGCCATCGATGCCGCCCGCGCCGCCCCAACCGTCCCGCATTCCTTGACGGTTGCGCAGGGCGATGCGCTATACGCACGTATGCATGAAATCGCGTATCGAGACACCGCAGTTTGTGTGACCGTGCAGGCTGCAGACCTACGCGCAATACTGGCGCGGCAGCAGGGCGGGGGCGATGCGGAGCCGACAAGGCCAGGAGTATATGCGTGGACGGCGGGCACGAGCAACGCGCTGGTGCTGGTCGACCGACGGCCGAGTGAGCACAGTCCCGGCGGCGTGCTGAACGGCCACGTTATCCACTCCACGAAGTTTTACGACGGCTGCCCGGTAGAGAAGTGGGGCAAAGATGGCCGGTGGGTTCTGCTGCATGACTTCGACGCCGCCCGCGCCCAGCGCGCTGGAAAGGGGGAAGCATGATCAAGATCACCGACATGGATGGCCGGGCGCATTACCTTTCGCCCGACGCCGTCGCGCGGGTTGTAGATGCCGGCCCGAACTGGCACGGCATCCGAAGCTACGTGAAGACGTTCGACGGCATGACCATAGAAGCTTCGGAGGATGCTTCTACGCTGGCGCAGGCCATTGAACGCGCTACTGCACAAGGGGCGAACGATGCAACCTGATGTCCTTGACCCGTGCTGCGGCAGCCGCATGTTTTGGTTTGATCCGCAGGCTCAGGGCGTACTGTTCGGCGACATACGCAGCGAGCAGCACACCCTATGCGACGGCCGCGCCCTCAATGTCACGCCTGACCTGCAAATGGACTTTCGGGCGATGCCATTTCCGGATGGCTCGTTCAAACTGGTGGCGTTCGACCCGCCCCACCTGCGCAAAGCTGGCCTGGCGAGCTGGCTGGGGCTGAAGTACGGCATCCTGTCCGACGACTGGCGCGAGGACTTGCGACGCGGATTCGCGGAGTGCTTCCGCGTGTTGGCCAACGACGGCGTGCTGATCTTCAAGTGGAACGAAACCCAGATCAAGGTGAGCGAGATTCTGGCGTTGACGCCGCATAAGCCACTTCTCGGACACAAGTCCGGAAAGAGGGCCGACACGCATTGGATGTGCTTCATGAAGCGCGCCGGCGCCCTGTGTGACCCCCACCAGATCGAGGGATCGAGTGGGGTCGATCTCCGGTCACGCTGCGAGGGTCACGCAAGCTCAGTGGACAGGGGAGGTCAAACCGTTCCATCAATCGATGGGAGGGAGCCATGACGCAGGCAGGCCAATCCCGCCGCGGCAGCGCCGCAGAGGCAGCAGTGAACATCTTGGTCGGCCTGGGCGTCAGCATGCTGGCAAATGCCATCGTGTTTCCCGCCTATGGCTTCCAGGTGTCCGCCAGCACGAACGCCCAAATCAGACTCATCTACACCGCCTTATCGCTGGTGCGCTCCTATAGCCTGCGCCGGCTCTTCAATTGGATCGGCTTCGGCCGGCAAAAGGATTCAGCATGACGACCAAGAACACCGTTGCTGCACCCGTCGGCGAACAAACAATCTATCTCCCTCGTGGGGGGCTTAAGGGCTGCCTGCGAATCGCTCCGAAGTCCGACATACGCTATTTCCTCAATGGCGTCCACGTCGAAGCAGACAGGAATGGCACCACCCTGGCTGCCACCGATGGCCATCGGTTGCTCGCGGTTCGCAGCTCAACGGAGAATGCGATATCTGAGCCGGTGTCGTTCATCATCCCGCGGGAGGTGGCCTTGCACGCCGTCACAGGAGGGTCGGTTGCAATGCGGCGATCTCCAGTCGCGGTGAAAAAACAGGAGGGTGGCAGGTGGAGCATTCACTTGGCGCAAATGACAGGTCGAGCATGGCTCGAATTCGCTCCGGTCGACGGGCGATTTCCTGACTGGCGAAGAGTAATTCCACAGGAAATTTCGAACACCTGCGGGCACTACAACCCGCGATATATCGCCGACTTCGCAGCAGCTGCCGCAGACACTTTCGGAACTACTGCCATGCGCGGGCCGGCGATCAAGATTTGCCAAAACGCGGACCGCGCCGCAATAGTCCTTTCCACAGTGGCAAGCGCCGAAGAGTTCTTCGGAATACTCATGTCCGTCGCCGATCCGAAGATCGCTTGGCAATTGCCAGCATGGGCAGCGACACCGGAATCCGAACCCTCAAAGGAGGGCCAGACGGCATGATTACAGAGAATCAGTTTCAAGCTGTCAAAGGCGACGCCCTCCATCCTATCGGCACCTCCGTGCACTACTTCCGTCCGGACACATGGCGTTGGAGCATTGGTATCGTCGTCGGCTATCACGCTCTGAAGGTCATTGCCGGGCCGATGAACAGCTACTACATCCACGCCCATATACAGGACAGTGACGGTTCCCCGTTCGAATCACCGCTGGACAAAATCCGCTTGGTGAATCCACCGGCGCCGCCCGTTGGCAGATGGATGGGAGGCGGTCGATGAAAGACGTGACCACGGTGCCCATGCACCAACGCGCCAAGCTGATCCAGGCGATCGAAAAGCTCTGGCCTGGCTCCGGCGCGCATACAAAGCGCAATCACGACACCAGCCGCGATGAGGTTGCCGTAGGCGAGCATGTCTCCCCGGCGATTCAGCGCGAGATTCGCCTGTACGTCTCGGGCTGGGAAACCGGATCTGCATTGGTCTCGGGCATCTTCAGCACCGACAAGCGAGAGCGGGCGCGGAAGGCCCAGACAGAGCTGGAAAACCTGTTTTCCAGCTCGGGAGGTGGGCGCTCATGACCTTAGGCTATGATTTGCCCGTCACCGGAACAACGGTGGACGGGCGTGGAAACCCGGAATCACAAGGCGCACTTAGCCCGCGCCATGCTTTGTCGCGGCTCTTCAGTGCCTATCGTCTCTGCACGCCTATGGCGGCGCCGAGCGGGGCCAGCTTCGGCTGGGCCGGTTCCTTGTGTCCGGTTTTCCACCCTCGCCCGGCTGCCGCCGCCCTCAGCCTCAAACAGCGGGGGGACGGCCCATGGTCCGGTTCGTGACAATCCCCAAAGCGGCTGAGCTGACTGGCTATTCCGAAGATGCTATTCGTACAAAAATCCGGGATGGGATTTGGCGAAATGGCAAGGAATGGAAGCACGCGCCAGATGGGCGTGTCGTAATCAACATGGACGGGTATGACGAATGGGTAGAGACGGGAGGGGCGTTAAATCCGCCTCGGACAACAGCATCGAGATCACGTTCCAATATCAAGGGAGGCGGTGCCGCGAGCGAGTCCAGCTCAAGCCCACCCCCGCTAACCTAAAACGTGTGGAGCAGCACCGGGCCGCCATCCTGGACGCCATCATTCGGGGCGTCTTCGACTACGCAGCAACGTTCCCGAACAGCGCGCGTGCCAAGGAATTCGCCACCGTACCCGGTCAGGTTGAGTCGGTGGAGGACTTCTTGGAGCGCTGGCTCAAGAGGAAGGAACGCCATCTGAAGAAATCGTCGTGGGATGGCTATCGCAAGATAGTCGACCACCTTCTAATCCCTCGCTTCGGTCGAAAAATGCTCGCCGATTGGAAGCGTAAGGACTTTAGGGAATGGTTCGACGAAATGGAGGTCACGAATAAGCGGTTCGCCAACATCCTGAGTGTCGCGCGGGCGGCACTTAGCGACGCTGTCGAAGACGAGCTGATCGACACAAACCCGTTATACGGCTGGACCTATTCACGCCAGGGCGCGCCGAAAGAGGATGACGATGTTGATCCGTTCACGGCTGAAGAACAGGGGATCATCATCAAATCGTGCGAGCCGATGATGGCCAACCAGATTCAATTCGAGTTTTGGACGGGCCTGCGTCCCAGCGAACTAGTGGCATTGGACTGGAGCGACATCGACTTCCACCGGGGCGTGGTCGTGGTGCGGAAGGCCATGACCACGGCAGCGAAAGGCGAGGCCGAGGACACCAAGACCCGATCGGGGCGCAGAGAGGTCAAGCTACTAGGGCCAGCGCGCGCCGCCCTTGAAGCGCAGCGCGCGCATACCCAGATGGCCGGGGATGCCGTTTTTGTGCATCCGCGGCTACGCGAGCGGTGGGCGGGCGACCAGACTATTCGGGACGAATGGATTCGGATCTTGAAGCGCGCGAAGGTGCGATATCGACGACCTTACCAAACCCGACACACCTATGCCAGCATGATGCTGTCCGCCGGGGAACATCCAATGTGGGTGGCAAAGCAAATGGGACATCGAGATTGGACGATGATCGCCCGGGTCTACGGCCGATGGATACCATCAGCAGATGTCGCAGCGGGCAGCAAAGCGGAGGAGTTATTTGGTGCCCGCCAGTCGACGGAACCATCAGCGCTGAAGGCTGGGTGA